TACTTAATGAAGACTGCTCATTAAGGAGTGTCTTTGCATCTGCTGGCTTGAACGTTACTGCTTTATTCTCGTCAATATTAAATTTGAAACCTTCAAACTTATCAGAGAATAATTCATTCGTCTTCTCAGCGAAATACTTAGACCGCTTTTGTTGCTCCTCTTGCTCGCTAGTCGCGGTTTGTTTATATTGCTTATAAGATTCGTAAGCTTCTTTTTCTTCTTGCGGAACAAAGGATTCCCTTGACTCAAGCGGAACCTTGTACTGTTCTTTAAGTTTATTAAAGTACTCACGAGCCTTAGTCAGCTCTTTTTTTCTCTCTAACTTTACCTTTTTAATATGCTTCTCATCATCAAAGTCTTCATCGTATGAAAACTTGGACTCTAATTCGAACCTAACCTCATCAGCATCAAGCTCTGGGTTTTGATCTTTAGCGTATTGATAAAGTAGAGAATCTTCGTCCATGGCACTGTAGTCGACATTCAACTTCATGAAGTCTTCAATACCACGTCCTGTTTCTCTTTTGTATTTTAGGAACGCAGACACATCTTCAGGTAGTTCTTCAGCTTGTTCGCGCTCTTGAACTAATTCATCCAAAGATGTAATTTCTTTGTTCCATCTTTTACCAAGATATGAAAGAACTTTATTATCATCTAGATCTGGTTCTACCGGATCTGGTTCTAATTGTTGGTCTTCTGCTGGTTGTTGATTTTGCGATAAGTCAATCTTAACTGTATCTTGATCACCGCTATGATCTTCTAAACCATCAAGAAGCTCTGCTTCTTTTTCGGCTACAGACTTCTCTTCGAAATCTACAGCTCTCACTTTAAATTCACCTTCCATTTAATTAAATTTTCAACAAAGTTAATAATTATTTATTTAGGCCCGAATGACTCTAAATCAAAGCCATCTAGGGAATCCTCTGTACTCTCAAAGTTTTGCGGAGGTAGGTTGTTTTGTCGTTGGTTGATAAGTTCAGACTGACGTGTAGCCTGTAGGTCTACTCGCTTATCTTTTGCCTTTTCTTTTTCAGCCTCACGATCTTTTAATGTTTGCATCTGCATGCCATTAAGTTGCATGTTATATTGGAACTCAATAGCCATTAATTCTTTCTTTAGTTCAGACTCAGCTTGCATTTTTTGGATTTCACCTTGAACCTCCATCTGTTTAATCTGAGCTTTAGTTTGACCTTCCAATTGAATGATTTGTGCTTTAGCTTCAGCTGCTGCTTGAGAAGATTGAATGTTTGTTTGCATTTGCATTTGGAACTCCATCTCCTTTTCTTTCTGTCTTTGCTCCATTCGCTTACGACGCTTCATCTTAAGCATCTCATTAGCAAGCTTAACATTATTGATCATACGAATGTCAATAGCATCCTCAAGATCAATAGTTTGTTGTTGTAGGGCTATTTGAATATTCGCCTCAAGCTGTGCTTTCTGCTCTTCATCAGGAGCTACTTCAATAAAGATACCAAAATCATGTAAATATAACTCATTAACGTCCTGTAAGATCGATAGGTTATACTTACCAATCTGCATAGCAAACTCTTCAGCAAAGTCAGAGTACTCTAAGATGTCAGCAATACGTATAGAAAGACACTCTGCTAATCGTCTAGTTGTAATAATACCAGCATCTAAAATGTGGCGAGTGGCTGTATTTGAATTTAATGCAGCAAGTTTTTGAACACCAACTAATGCATCCGGGTGAGGTGTAGATGCATCGCGCACCTCATTTATACCTGTCACATCACGAATCATATTTAAATAGTGGTTGTAGTTTCCAATAAGGGCAGCCATCTTAGCTTGACCACTATTCGTGTTTAGTTCTTGGATAGGAATGCGTGCATTATTAAACTCGCCCTCTGTGGTATAAGATCGACCAATTACACTACCCGTTTGGAAGTATAGATTGAGCGCATCTTCAGGATTGTAAGCAGCTCCTGTACCTAAGTCAACTTCATTAATACCATCAGCATCGATAAATACACCATCAGGAACAATACGAGCCATAACCTGCTGTAGCTTCAAGTGTGTCAACTGAATCTGATCAGCAAATGGAATCATGCGTCGAACTAACGACTCAATGTTTCCTTTATAGTAACGCGGAGCGTAAGCAATGTAGTTTGGAAGTGCGCGCTGTGATGCAGACTTAGGACGAACCATGTTCTTCATCATCTCCCACTTGATCATTATGTTTGATCCACCAACAAGAACACCTTCATACCAAACGTCGCGAACTGCTTCAATTACCTCAAAGTATTCACCGTTTGGAGCCATGAACGTATCTTCTTTACGAATAACTCGCTCACCTCCGTTCTCAAGAATCTTCTTCTTCCAAACAAACTTCTTGTGTGTCTTGTAATTAAAATACAATAACGTTACAACCTCATTCAAGAATGCATCATCTTGGTAGTTTCTAACTACAGGGAAATAGTCATACCATGCTGATCCAGCATTTTTAATTTCAGTAAGCTCCTCATCTGTTAGATTTGGATTCATTTTTAGAAGCTCAGTGTAATGCACCTGCTTAACCTCACCAAAATAAAAACAATCTGAGAAGTCATTCTTTTCAGTATAGCTGTGAATCCAGTTTGCTGGATCTACATACTCAACTTTTACGCCGTCGTTAATTAAGAACTCATGCTTAACAACGCCAAGACCGAGAGTAGTAACGTCATAATAGTAGAGACGAAGTGTATCTTCGTACTCATTCATTTTCATGACAGTGTCAATAGCAATCTCTTCGGCAATTTCTACAGATGGTTTGTAGTTCATCTGCATGTATAATGACAGCTCCTGATCATTTGCAGGTAACTCATCAGGATTAACATTGAAAGCATCAATGCCAAACTGCTCCTGTGTAAGTGTAAGGAAGTCTTTAGCTACCATATCTGCCTCGATCATATCCTGGAATATGTTCTTCTTTTCGGCAGACATTACATCCTGAGCTTCAGCCTTTACAGAATATGGTCGATCAAGCATTCCATTTACAACAACATCAACAAACTTAGGGATGATAGGAACAGGTGTCCAATCTAAGTTTAACATAGATATGTCGCCATTTACAGCAAGCTCCTCTTTGTATTTTTGAACTGGTTGCTCTCCGCGAGCATATAGTCTCAAACGGTGGAATTCACCCCACTGTTGATAAAATCTACTTGAGTTTGACTTCCTCTTAAACCACTCTCCTTCGATGGCTTTACCTACCTTTAGGCCATATTCATATGTAGCCTTTACCTCGTCTGGAGCCATTTGGTCCGGAAACGGTAGTGCAGAGATAACAACTGATGGTTTATCCATTATTCGATGATTTCGCTTCTAATGCCTGTATTCTTATATCTTACAAATTTAACACTTATTTTAGATTCCTCTTTCTTAGGTATAAACAAGTGTTTTCTAGACGCCATAATCGCTAGTCCTGAACTAATCGAAGCATCGTGTTTTGTCCTGTTATTAATATCAAATCGAGCCCAGTCATTCAATGTTCTATTAAAATACATATCTCCCATAGTGTCTGAGTCTCTATATGTTCCCTCTTGATCAAGTCCAACATACTCTTCAATATATGTGTTGATAGAGTTAGCGTGCGCATGCTTAACGTCTTCTGATGAGTTAGGTATGCCGCCAAGCTCTAGTTCTGTTTTTGATAGCTTAGATATATGTTTGTCTGGCCTGTTTAAAGAGAATGCTCGGTATCCCCTGTTTTTGAAATGGTAGAGTAGTCGCTGCTTGTTGTTCTCAATAAGTATAGGCATTCCGTAGAAATGACAAGCCATTAAAACATCCTCAAAAAATATCTCAGCAGTCTGAGGACGGGCAATATACTCTAAAAAGAAATGATTAGTTGGAGCGTTCTCCATATGAAACGAAGTTAATCCATGAAGTGCTCCGGCAGATCCACCACCTCCAACTACGCCTGATATATCATAAGGGTCACATCCAAACACACCGATATGTTCATTACCTGGTGATTTTCTCCCATTCTTCACAATCACTCTATTTCTCATAGCTTGCTCAGGAATCCATGAAACCAAGAATCTTCCGTTTGGATCAGGCGTCCAAATAACCTCACTGTCTTGCTCACCGTTTTTCCAATGGAAATAGCCTCTAGTAAGCACCTGATCTTTAATTAAAGAGTCATTATAGTCAATCTGTTGGTAAATTTTTGTCAGATTAAATAGTGATGACTTTGACTCATCACGAAACGCGTGTGACTCTGTGCGAGGGAACTGACGATAGAACTCATTGAGCGCATCTGAGTCAGTCTTAAGTGCAGCAACCTCATTATTCCAATAAGTAATAACACCCATTGTTATATCCTCGCCATCGATACCTAAGATTGGTTTCTTTGGATCATCAAGCACAGGCCATCCATACTCATCAATAAAGCCCTCCATGTTCCACTCCATGGGGATAAATAGACTGTAGAGCCCTGACTTTGTCTGACCATTTGCAGATCGCTTGGTTGGGTCACTATCGTAGTATAACTTTTTAAAGTTCTCCCCACCTTTACTGAGTGCATTTGACGTAGAACCCATCATGCACTTGCCAATGATCTTAGAACCTAATCGTAAACACGTTTTAGTAACTCGCCAGTTGTTTAGAATGTTCTCAGGCTTTTCCCACTTACCACTCTCATCATGAACAAGTAGAAGTAACTTCTCACCGTCATAACTGTTATCTGCTGTATTTTTCCAGTCAATGGTAGTATCTAACCCTTCTATGTCATCATCGCGCTCCTCATCCATATTCTTGCGCGTAATCTTACTCGCAGGAACACGGAAGGCTAACTCCGTCTTCGGGTTATCCATACCGTCCTGGATCGGCTTGAAAAAGAAGGGGTAATTTCTAACGATAGGCACTACCTTATCGGTAAACATCTTCTTAGCATCGGCACCTGTCTTTGACAATATACCAATACGAGAGTCTCTAACAATTGTACCTGTGTTAGACGTCTCAGCTGAAGACATAAACGAGAATCCAGAACGACGGTTCTTTAAGTAGCACATACCAAATGATCTACTATCTGCTTTGGTAGCCTCCCAGAATATAAAGAATATTCGATTGGACTCACGGAAGTCAGGAAGACCAACATCAATCTTGGTCCACTGTAAGTACATGTAGTGTGTTCCTGTAATATATGTTGGCTTACCATTGTTCTTAAACCAATAACCATACTCTCTTCGATCAAACTCAGTCTCGATCATATCGACATACTTAGACTTGAACGAATTGTCTCTACGGTTCCAATCAAATATTGATTTTATTTTTTGCAACTCAGTAGGATACTCTTGTGCAACCCATTTGTTGCCGCGGTCGTCTATATTTTTTGGAGTTGCCGGAACTGCGATCTTTAGACCATTTATCTCATAGATTTCGCCAATGGTTCCATCCTTAGATATAACAATAATATCATATTCTTTATTGTACCCATAATCCCAACTTTTCTTGCTATTCTTAGTAGTAAGAGCAGTCTTGTGAACATGGTCAGTGACTATACGGTACAGATTATTTTCCATTCTTCATCTTTGCTCTACCCTCAGCAAAACCACTCTTCCCTAGAGTAACCTCAGCTATTGGAGTTTCAGATTGTTTGTTCTCCTCCTCATCAATCTTTAGAAGCATAAACATGGCATCCTCAAACGCCAAACGCTTAGCAGAGGCAGCATTTTTCATCTTATCAGCAGATATATCGTCCTCAGCATGTGTAATGATAGGTTGCTCAAGAACCTTAATCAGTTCATTTATAGCCTTCTTACCAGCCTCTATGATTCTTATTTTTGTATCAGACATAGGTTCTTATTATACATTCTATAGAGTAGTTGATTATCTATCCTAAACTCATACTCACTATCTGGAGTAAAAGATACGATATCTCCTTTAGATACAAAATCATTACTAGGATAAACAACCTCACCCCACAACTCTTCGAATCCACCTAGTGTGCTAAACACCTTATCCTCTGATGGTACAGGCTTAATGAATACAAATGGCTCAACGGCCTGCCAATCAGCATCACGCTTAAACGCATAGACCTGATCAAGCTCAGCTAAAAACATATCGTCCATGACATAATTCCAGCTACTCTTTTGGCGGCCCTTCATGTCGTTATAGAACTTAAATACGTTGTGATGAACTATGACGGTGTCTCCTGGTTGTACAGGACCGTTATAGTAAATAGGCGTTGCAATTACTTTTGCAAAACGGTTAGAAACTCTGTGGTCTTCTTGAGAGGAACTAATTACGAAGTCGGTATCACCAAACTTCTTAATATTATCGTACCGCCTCAGACCAATTGGTTCTACAATGAAGCAGTATGGGGATTTCATCAGTAGTCTATTTTATACTCAATTGCAATTGGCATTGTTGGATAGAAAGACTTCCATCGTATAATCTCTCCTTCCTTAATAATCCAAACACAGATACTACCATCTGATTCTACTCTGATGGTATTAATCTTCCAAGTCTTATCAAGGATTTCCTGACCAACCATGTAGTGCATACACTTCATGTAATCAGGACCAATAGATATCTTTCTAATTATACTCACCTGTTAAAAGGTTTACCTGAACATCGCCATACTTATCATAGATCTCTTGCTGTGTATTAGATAGATCCATAGTGGCACCTTTAAGTTGTTCCATGGTTATATTCTTTTGATCCTTAAGGCGTTCAAAAGACATTTCAATATCAGCGATTGCAAACTTCAAGTCGCGATACATTCTGTTGGCTGCGACTAATTTGTCGAGCTCTTCTTTGGTTACTTTATTCATATTATTATTTAATTTGATTTTTATACAAAGTGTATTAAACTGTTAAGTCAGCGTAAAGATCATTAATGAAATCATCAATATTATCAAATAACTTACCTTCAATAGTTATGGATAAATCTAACAATATGTTTCCATTGTCAGTAGGGACATGTACTTGCTTGTCGCTTATCTTATAAAAGTCCCCATCAAACTTATATGACAATGAGTTCAATTCGAATCCATTATCAGCCTTAGTAATATTAAACATTGATATTCATTTTAGAAAATGTAACTTGAGATGTAGATGTTAAAGAAGTTGCTCCAACACCTATAATAATATAATTATCGTATGTAGCGTTAAATGCTACAGTTGATACAGGTCCACTTGTTTTTGCAATAAAATCATCAATTGTAGCAGCCGCGGCATCAACTACTTGTAATTGAGAATTTTTAAACAATATTACTTTATTGGCATTTGTTACATAATTTTTACTAAGCGCTGAAGTAACAACTGTGCCAACAAGAGAAGCACCTGTTAATGAGTTTATGGTATTTTTATAAATATTACAGCTAAATGGAGTTGTTCCTGAATCACTTTTCTCAACTCTAAATAGCAATTCAATTAAAGCATTAGATGTCAGCGTGTTCGCTGGAATTAATATAGATCTTGATATCTCTATAGTGTCAACATTTGGACCTATAATAGTACCTCCCGATACATCTACATAGAATTTACCAACTGATTGAGAGATATCATCCATTGTATAAATCTCACGTTGTGAGTTAGCTAATGCTGATCCACGCTCAACTGTCTGAACGTTAGATGGTACTGTGTGGAACTTTTGTCCAGATGGAATTTGTGCCATGTTATAAAGATATATACCAAGTTAAAAATGTATGACTATATTGCAAGCATACCGGTGTATTTGCTGTAAGTGTAGACGGTGCGCCAACAACCGACGCGCCACTTGAAGACCAAGTTGTTGTTGCGCGAGTAGCTGTTGACATAACAACATACTTAACGCCATCAAGATTTGAGCTAGCGGCTGGAAGAGTGACCGCAAAAGACGGGCCTGCTGTTCCAGTGAAGTATGTGTTGACGTTTGTCAATGTAGCGGCAGTTAGCGCATTTGTTACGACAACTGAAGGAGACTGATTTAAGGCCAACAAAGCTGGTACGCTGAAATTAACAGTATTACCAGCAGCATTAGAACCAAATACTTTTGATCCTGTGCTTGGAGTTTCAGTGTTATAATTTTGTACTTTCATCGTCCTTGGCCTTTATTTTTCTTTACGTAATTCTTAGAAGACTTTAACTTTGACGTTTTGCTTTTAGCATGAACGCCAGGGCGACTAACCTTAACCTTTACGATTGACGTAGCTTCCTTCTTCATTGTACAAATTTAGTGATTTATTTGAAAGTGCATCCAATCGTAGTTCTTCTCACGCCCAAGGCTAATAAAACCATGCTTGTAGAAGATGTCAATCATCTCCTTATACTCAGGACGTGCAAAGCGTGCAGTCTTAAAAGTCTCTTTCAAGGTATTCCTAGCAGGATCTAAGTCGATTGCAATACCCCATGAGTGAGTACTCCAGGATGAACCGCCGCGCATTTTGCGGAAGTTGAAACAACCGCCGTAAAGGTCTATTCCTAGTTCGACAATACGTTGGTACCCATAGACCTCTAAAAGTTCATTAAACACAGCCAAAAACGCATCTGCAACATCCTTATGGCATCGCATCTTTGTTACCATTGTTTTAGTGTCCCAAGCAATACGCATTGGGTAAGGAAGTTTGATGGTAGTTAGGTATGTGCCTTTCTCGTTAGGCTGACCATACTTGGCAATTATTTGAGCTGTAGTTAACATATTATTTCCACTTATCACTTTCCTTTTTAAGGCCTGTCATAAATGCCTTAAACTTTGTTAGAAGATCTATACCTGTGACATCTTTATAGTTCTCATTAATTGATTTTACCTCAGTGAATACACAGAAGAATGCCACAGATTTTGTGATTAGTAACTCAACAGATATAAAGTGAGCAATGATATCTCCTGCGATATACTTCTCTATCATATAGAAAAATAAAATCGCCCCTGAATACAGGAACGACTTTTGTATAGTAGCTATAAGTTTTTTACTTTGGAATGATATCCAACCATTTTTCTTAACAGATCTCCAGATGCCGAAACAAGCGTCAACAAAGATAGCCATCAACGATACCAAGATCAAAGGTACTGCTGGTGTAATCACCGTAAATAATGCAGACAAAATAATTAATGTGTTAGTTTTCATACTAGCTTTCTGTATAGTTTATATGAAGTATATACTATAGCAAAGATAATTAAAATAGCCAACATGTTATTAGCCAGCTTCTTCCACCAAGGATACTTCTCATAGTACTTGATAGGAATTTTTCTGTCAATAATCTTAGTGACATATACAGGATCACACTTGCCCTGAATATACACCTTCTTCTCTTTAGGGATGTACCATGCTTTTACTGTCACTCTCTCCTTGGTGAGAGTAACCGTGTCGATAAGCTCCTTAAGTGTAACCAAAGTGTCGGTATGTACTTCTGGTATATACAGAGTGATAGTGTCTCTGATCAATATAGTGTCAGCGACAAGCAACTCAGGATGCTTTTCAATTAGTCGATTGAACCTAGCTTTCGGACTGCACGCTATCATTGTTAGCGCTGTCAGTATTATTAGCAGATGCTTCATTTAAGATGTTTAATAATGGGATACAAAATTTACCAGGCATTTCTGATAATAGTACCTCGATTTTTTTTACTTGTTCTTCGTTTAAAGTGATCATATTTATTAAATTAAAGTTACTCCAATAGCATTAGCGACATACTCGTTGACTACATTATTGTCAGTTCCCCAAGTTGCAAACTCCTCTTCAGTTAAGGTATAATTACCTTGTGCGAGTTGTTTGTTGTCATCGGTTAACAACTGCCAGTACGTTGTACAAGTGGTTGCATCTGTTGCAAAGTTAAGAACTAAAACGGACATTTGCGTTGCCGTTCCTGCGTTTAGTGGGTAGACAATCGGCTCGATTGCTACGCCTTGTGTTGGTTGTGTTGTCATATTTTTATTTAGTTTGTTAACTATGATTTACTTTTGTTATAGTAACATTTGCTCCCATTCTGTAATTTGCAGTGTTTGCAGTTGCTGGTAATGTCACTCTAATATCCAATGCATTTGTTCCATTTGCAACCGCAGTTAAAGTTGTACCAACTAATGCCGCATCTGCACTATTATATAAATTAGAAACTGCTGAAATATCGGTAAAAAATCCTACTCCATTGATTAGATATCTTTTGAATCTAAAAGCAAATTGACCTACATACACATTTGAATTTCCAGTAATAGAAACTTCCATTACACATAAATCAATGGTTATTATTCCTGCGTTGTATATTGAATTAATACCCTGTACAGTGCCATCGTTTAATTTTAAAGTTTCGCCATTAATAGTTGCTATATTAGTAACTGAATTTGCTCCAATAGAAGTTGGTGCTGCTACTAACACATACCTTGAAACTGAGCCATTTCCTCCTGTGTTATTATAACCGCCTGATGATATTGTAAAGGAATTTTGATTTATTGTATTTCCAACACCGCCTAATATAAAAGAATTTAAAGAGTTTGTAGAAGCATTCACAAGATATCCAACCGCTAATGCTCTTCCAATTTGAGCAGTACCAATTGAATTTGGTCCGCTACCTAATATTAAATTAGTGGTTGCAGTCAAATCCCCACTCACCCTCGCAGTCCCGTTAACGTCAAGTTTAAATCCTGCATCAGTTGTAGTATTAATTAACATATTACCTCCTGAAGTAATACGCATTCTTTCTATATTATTGGTACCTACAGTTAAACCATATAAACCAGTATTATTTAAAGATACTAATCCGTTAACTGATGTGATTTGAAATATATCAGAATAAGTATAAGTACCTAGAGAAAGAAGATACGGAGTACTTGCATCGGAATAGCCTCTAAATCTTAATCCTGAAGTAGCACCATTAGATACTACTACATCAAAAATACTTGAAGGAGTTGTAGTTCCAATACCTACTCTACCAGTAGCTTTAAATCTTGCTCTTTCACTTCCTCCTGCTTGTATAACTACATCACCATAATTATCAGTTGTATTTCTAACAGGTGAAATTACTGTATCTCCATTATAAACAGCAGTTAAGTAATTACCTGTAGCAAGGAAAAAAGATATTGCATCAAGTCCGCCACTATTAGAATATTGTATTCCGCTAACATTATTAAATCCTTCAAATGAAATTCTAGATAATGAAATACCGTCAGTAGCATAATATCTGTTAGATCTTGTGTTACCATTGACATCTAACTTGTAACCTGCATCTGTTGTAGTTCCTATTAGGACATTACCACTGCTTCTAATACGCATACGCTCTACAGTATCCGTGTAAAACGTAATAAAGCCTCCCCAACCTACAGATCTTCCATTTGAGATTTTTAATTCTCCTGATGAAGGAAGTTGTTTTATCTCAGCATCAAGATTAGTAGCATTTCTAAACTCTATTCCGTGAAAAGAATTTACCAAAGATGACTCAAGTCTTACAATAGAAGTAGTGCTTGCAATTCTTAAAGCAACATTACTAACATCCGTAAATGCCCCATTAGTATATGTCGGTGCTATATCTAGTCCTACTAAAACATCATTATTTGCTGCTGCTACAAGAGTGTTGTTAAAATATACTCCTCTTGCTATAGCAGATGTAGCCGTTCTACTACCATATACTGATAGCATGCTAGCCATTGTAGTGGATGTACTCCCAACATTAAGTGGTGAGTTTAAAAAACTTTCTTGATTCCATCCGTTTAAATAAGCAGTTGTAACACCACTACTCCATCCTCTAAATCTAAATATACCAAGACTACTTGTTATATAGTTTGTAATACCATTTTGTCGAAATTCACTTTCAGAAAATACTGTTAGGTTAGCTCTAACAGCAACTGTTCCTGTTACATCAAGTTTATATCCAGCATCAGTTGTAGTACCTACTAATAAATTACCTCCATTAAAATAACTTGTAGCATTAGAAGCTAGTAATATTCTAGGGCCGTTATCATTATTATATAAAGTAAAACTTGGGAAGCCGCTACTATCTACAGTTAGCGCTCCATAAGTACGGCCTCCTGTCATTCCAGTTCTAGCTCCTGCAAAATACCAAGCTCTATCTAATGCGCTACCTCCATCAGTATCTGTATTAAAATACATTGACTGACCAGTATTAAAAATAAACTGTCTTGAGGAACTAATGGTATAGTTTGAACTTGCAGTACCTATTATACTAAAACCTGTATTAGCAGATAAGTTACCTGCTTGACTAATAAAAGGTGAGTCAAAAAGTGATAAGGTAGAAGTAGCAGGACTCCAGTCTATACCACTAGTCTCGCCAACTACGCCTGAATTATCAAATAGCAATCTACCTGAAACACCGCTTGAAATTGGTGTTGATCCTATAGTGATTCCTGTTGATATAGTCTTTGGCTTCCAAAGTGATGTCGCGCTCTCAAACGAAAGGACCTGACCGTCTAATGGAGATGTAGCAGATACGTCATGAATCTCATCGAGCTCATAGCCGTTCTGTATCTTTACCTCAACAACGCCTTGATTGACATGCTGTCTTACAACAATACCAACATAAACTAGGTGGGCAGGAGCTAGTTGTTTTGTAGACGTCCACTCACCAGCAGTTGTACTGCTTAAGTATAATTGCGTTCCAGGTGCATATGCAGATGTATTTAATCCATCAAGCGCTCCTGCGACTACAACATATCCATTCTTATTATTAGCAATATTAGACTGAACAACGCCATATGTCTGAGCAGATGTAGCGTCAGAAGTGGCAAGCGCTTTTGTTACCGTAGGTTTATTTCCTGATCCACCGTTGATGTAAACAATAGTGCCTTTGGTTAAAGTAGCGCCTGTTTGATTTCGAACTAACGAAACAAGTTTTATGGCAGACGAAAGTGTTTTTGGTTTACCATCCGGCCCAGCGACAGTAATACTGTCATATCCAAACATATTACCACTCGCATCAATTACTTGCATCTTACCACATTAATATTAGGCAGGTCTTCGCCTCTAACAATAAAACTAGTACCAGCTATATCAGATATAACTTTGATGTAATCATTCTCATCTAAATGGTATCCAAACTCATCTGTAAATATATCTCCATCATCTAGAGATACTGTATATATAGTTGTTGTTGCGGCAGTAGCAGCTGTGTACTTTTGAACGGTTATAACAAAGGCAGCAGTATTCGTAAAGCGCATGGATTGCACTTCAGATCGATTGTTGTCAGGGGCAGTATGAATAATTGTACCCGAAACAGCAGTTATTGTACCTTGGTTACTAAAGTTCATTTAGAAAGGGCTTGGGGTTGGTTTCGGTTTGTACTCAATCAAATCAAGGTCTTTCACCCACAACGTATCTTCGTTAGTAGTGTAAATCATTTCCTCAGTTGAGATGACCCAATTATCGTCTATATCTTGAATAGGGTTGTAGATAGAATCAGCAGAGTAGTAAACTCCGACTAATTCGTCTTTTTGCACCTCAGTCAATAGTCCGACCAAGGTGGTGATATCTTCGGTTGTGATGTCTGCTAATTTCATTATACTTGTCTTGAAAGTGCGGTTTGGTATGCTTGAACTCGGGTGTATAGGTTAGCTGCTTCGGTGTCGGTGAGACCGTCGCCAATATGTGAAAAAGCATATTGTCTATTTGAATACCTTGCTATTGTTCCACCTACATTTAATGCGCCAATTG